TGGACGTTGAACTGCACTGATGAGGCATCAGCCGTCTGTGCCTGGAATGAAACGTTCGTTAGTGAGAGAGCACCCTTCTCGACGGCATACTTCGGCTTTGACTGAACAATGCGGGGGTCGTAGACCGAATACTTCGTAATCTCAGACATGATTTATAATTAAAGGAATAGAATTTTTTAAAGAAATGAACCTAAACGGACCGTTTTTCAAATAATAGACGGAAAGTCATAGTTCCAGTATTGTATAGACGAACAGGAACAAGAGAATTTGTCAAACGATTGCGCCAATATAAATAAAGGTCTAGCTCGACGATTCCATCTTTTATATCCTCTAGGGACGATAGAGTTGGAACTAGAGGCTGGTATAGAACCCATCCACGCCAGATGTCAGCCGTAACAGCATTGATTGGAGTCTCAAGTAGTACTCTCTGGAATGACCCTGACGATGAGTTCTGTGTTCCAATGTTTGCAGTTCCCAGTGTAAGTGGATTTGCAAGACCCTCATTACGAACTGGAATCTGGGTTGTTACAAGAACAAAAGACGTAATTGGTGACCATAGAGATCCCGTGCTTACATAATCCTGAGTTAGCTTAACAAAAGACTGAGTTGTCTCGTTATTCGTAAAAGGATTCGTAAGAAAGAATGTCGTAGGATTGAGACCCTTTAATACATTTATGCAGTTTGCTCCTGTAACACTTCCTGTAGTAACATTTAGATTTGTAAGACCCATATTGACTACAACCTCTGGAAGATTCTCACCTGAAGTACGCCACTCAGGACCAACAGCATAATAAATCGTCGAAAAGTTTGTCATTAATCCTTCTAGATTTGAGTTCATTCCTACAAAGGAATACTCACCAGCTTTGTAGTCTCCAGTAGCCGTAAAAGTTGCAGAAAATGGAGCAGGAAGTGCAACTCCAACAGGAGCCATACATGTTTTTGCATCTTGATTTAGTGAGAAGAGACCTGAAGTTGGATCAAACTCAAAGAAAGGGCATTGCGTTCCAACTGTTTTTGAAAAACTTGCAGAGATATTCTTTGCATTCGTCCAAGCTTTTAATAGTGCTTTGTTAAGCAGGTAGACCCAGTGGCTATATGTATAGCAATAGTAATAGTCTGTCTCGATCTGGGGAGTAGCAGAAATAGGAACCTGTGTGAATGGAGTCACATTTTCAGGTTCCCAAACTACCTGTGCATCTCCAAGGCAATAAAGTCCATTAAAAATACCAACTGAAAGAAAATAAGCCGTACTATTGATGTCAGCAGGGTCACGACGAGTTGAGTTTGTTACTACACCACTAAGACCACCTGCTAATCCAGTTCCAACTCCTGGTGGATATGTTAATGTAAAACTAGTAGTAGTAGCAGACGTTACTACATATGACGTAGGCGCAGTAAAATTTAGAACAGCAGCAATAGATGTAAGACCCTGAATAGATGAAATAACATCTCCTACTTGAAACCAATTATCACAAGTAAAGGTAGCAATAGCCTGATTAAGATCAGCAATCCAACCAACATACGTAATTGTTGACTGATTTCTTGGAATAATTTGGGGTATGAGAATGGGAAGAGACTTCGTTGCACCGTTCAGTTCAAAGTTCTCTACTGAAACATTGTACTTTGATGCATCGGAAATAATAGGAACCTGACGAGTGTCTGCAAACCGAATCGCAGGATCATCTGCAGCTTGACTTGTACTGATGGTGTTGTTAATGATGGTCGCATTATAATACACGCGATCAGGCATTGCTGCAGCTCCACTAATTTTTACAGATGAAAATGACATCTTTATTATATCAAAAGACTTCTTTTAAAGTTTATTTACCAATTAGATTATATGTAAATCCAGAAACAAAGTCATCGGGTTTGAGACCTGAACTCTTAATAAACTTTATATACTGCGGTAAGGAAAGATGCTTCAAGTATAGTCTAGTTGTGCAATGCCGACCACAAGTATTCATGTCTGATTTATCTTGCTGGAAAGGGTATGCATTAGAAAGAATTCTGTATGGACTGCTATCCAAAAGCTTACTTAAATGAAATGTATTTTGTTTTAATTCCTTTAGTTTTTGAGGAGTTAGCCACTTTGATTCTCCATCTGGTCTGTAATTGCCATAGGGGTCAAAGTATTCTATTATTTTAGTTCCTCTGCGCTTCAAAAGGCAAACCCAATGACCCATCATTTCACTTTCAGTTAGATAAAGCAACATAAGTCGACCCTTCTCATCGAGTACTTGATCTATATGATTTGCTTTTAATAGTTCAGGATATGAAATGATTTTTAAAGTAGGAATCATTTTCTTAATGTCACTTTCTGATAAAGGATATCCCTTAACTTCCTCTGCAGTTTTATTTTTTTGCAAGGCTTCGTACTGCTGAACTGCACGTTCAATTTCAACTGGCTTTCTAGACAACGGAACACCATTTAGGTGTGTTCTGTAGCCTTGTAGTTTTCCTAGTTTATATGGTACGATTTCCATTTGTATAATAACTCTATTTTGATTCGGGTTCTTTTAATTCTGGTTTCTTTGGACTTGTGTCATCAATGTCAACCGAAATTACCTTTTCATCTCCACAGCATTTACTGCGAAGTTTTTTATGGTTTAACTTAGCAAGTGCACCAAGAATTAATGCAGATGAACCAATAATAGTAGCAATAAAAGAATTTGAATCCATTATATATTATTTAGAATCTAACTCTATATTTTCTACCTTGCCCAGCAGGAGCTTGTTGAAAGTCACCAAACTCTTCTGCAGCAGGAGGAGGAGCTACAATTGGATTTACAGGAGGAATTGGCTGAGGAGGAAGACCCTGAGGAAGAGGTGGTACTACTACACCAATTGTTTCTCTAAGTTTCTTCTCACGAAGACTATTCATTAATTGTTCACGCTCTGATTTTGTCCAGTTAACTGATCGTGCAATTTCCTTTAAGAAATCAACTAGATTTGAGAGACTCTTACGAATAGAAATCATACGTCTCTTAATTTCCTTCGCAGATGATTCATCATATAGTCGTTCAATTTGATCAGGTGTAAAAGCTCTAATATTTAGAACTAATTTCTGGATTCCTGAGGAATAAGTGTCTAGTTCACGACCAGTAATGTAAGAACCAGCCTTAAGAAGTTCAGATTCAACCTTTTTAAGGTTTTCAATAATTGAATTACTAAAGGCAAAATTTCCAGATGACATGTCATCAAAAACAGTTTGAAGAGTAGCATTCAGAATATCGAACTGAGGAGCTAGTGCAATATTAGGTGGAGCACCAGCTGAGAAGTCACGAGAATCAATTGCATCGAGTTCAACAATACGGTTATTAAGACGCTTCTGTAACCATTCCTGACCTTCCTTTGTCGTAATTACACCACCACGAAGACCAGCACTCGTAACATACTCCATAGGAGATCCATGAAATATTCCATTCGGAACTGCAGACCGAGACATTGGACGAACATAACGTTGAGAACGCTCATTCATTTTTAGCTTACCAAGCATACCCTCCTGCGCTCTCTTAGTATTACGCACACGAGAAAGAGCTTCCTTATGTGAGTGCTCTTTCCATGAAGAATGCACTGGATCATGCTCTGCCATTATTGACTGATTTGGAAGACTGACAGGCTTTAGCTTTCCAATACCATGAATATTTCTAGCAATAGCTTCATCAGGAAACGTCCACTGAAACATAGGACTCGTTTGATAAGTCATCTTTGCTTTAATGTGAGATGAGATTTTGACTTATTTACTTTAATATAGGTTGTGCTCCTTGACATACTTGGAAGCCTGGGGAAGTGAAAGACCTTTCTCAGCCATCACCTTCTTAACAATTAGGTTACGAGCAGATGGTGCACGACGACCGCCAATACTACCCATCTCTCCTCTATCTACTCGCTGCTTTCCTGGTTGACCTTCCGATAGTAATTCTTCAAGACCACCTCCATGACGACGACCACCTACAACTTGACTTACAACTTGACGTGTTGGTACAGATACAGCCACTTTACTCATACTACCTCCATGACGACGACCACCAATCTTTTTACGTGATTTCATATCTGCCACTTCTTTAAGTAGTTTCTCATCAGGTTCATCAAATACTGGTCTAAATGGCACATCACTTTCCTGAATTATACCACCATGACGACGACCACTAACCTTTTTACTGGCACACGAGCAAACAGCACCACCATGCTTCTTACCAAGACCAACGCTTGAAAGTAACCTTTCGAACTGACGAGGATAGTCATAATTAGGTGGATTTATAGAATTTAGTTTAAGAAGCTTGTGGATATCTGTCTTATTCTGAAGGAACCAAGTATAGAATTTTGCAAGCTTTTCACCAATGTTCTTGAACCAGTCTACAGCAGAAGCCCCACCAAGACGACCACCATGGTACTTATGCATGCACTCACCAAGAGCTACATGAGGAGGCTTACCAAGACCAACTTG